TTTGGACAAGCTATCTGGGGTGAAAAAATCCCATGCACTAAATTGTTTTTTATCTTTAATGAAACACGCTTGGAAAAAGAATAACTATGAATGTGGCTTGAGATATTCAACTGTTGTCAAAGATACCAAATTGTCTAGGATAACTGTTCGAAGGACCTTAGATACTTTAGAGAAATTAAACATAATCTCTACTGTTAGAGGTAGGTCCGGTAAATCTTATAAGGTTAATGAGATATTCTTAAAGTCAGAGTCAGATGGATCAATTTTATACATTCCTAAATCAAATATGTATAAAAAAGAGCACTCTAATGTGAAAAAAAGAGCAGTATTAGTAGAAGCAATACCATTAAGTAATATAGATAAAATAATAGGTACTTATAAGGGTGATAAAGATTCTATTATAGACCATTTAGCGAAGCTACCCCCCGAAGAACTAATAAAGGATACTAAGAATCCATACTATGTAAAACTTGCTATGAATAGGAAAGAGGAATTGATTGCTGAAAATACTAAAAGTTATGTTCACCCACAAAAAATAATAAATGAGCTCACTAAGATTAAGAAGCAATCTAACCCTAGATATAGGGAGAAAGTTGAATTTAATAAAAGAAATAATTTAGATTATAAAGGCAACCCTAAAAAGTAATGCCTGGTAGACCTAAATCAAAAGTGTTCTGTCAATCTCTTAGACGTGATGGCAAACCCTGTTTAGCTAAGGGGTTTTTGTGTAAAAATAACAAATACTTCTGTAGATTTCATGGATTTCAGAATATAATGGGATTTCAAAAGCCGAACTATACACATGACACAAGAAAAAAACAACTTAGAAAACTCAAGCAATTTAAAGACCTTACTGAAGAAGAATTTAACACCTACTATGAAAAAAAACTTAGACCTAGAATTGAACGTCAAGAAAAATCTACCTACCATACTCGATTCCTTAATAGAGGGAAATACCTTAACTCATTGTATAGAATCCAAAATCACAAATCCAATGGGGATCAGCTTAGGGAAATTTTACTCTATCTTAAAAAAAAATCCGGAGATTGAGAGCCAGGTACTAGACGCAAGAAAGATTGGTATTCAAACTTCTATTGATAGGCTGCTTGAAATATTTAATCATCAAGAGTTGGAAAACCCCAATCAGATACTATGGATCACTCGTAAAGCTGACTTTGTTAAATGGATTGCTGGAAAAATTACTGACTTATATTCTGATAATAAAGTACAGAAAGTGGACCAAAAAACTGAAATGAAAATTAGCTGGGGTAATGATGAAGATTTAATTGATGTAGACGCTGAGGATGTTCCAACGTCTACACCAGATAAAAGTTAAGATTTTTTTAATTTTTTATTTTTATAGTAAGTGTAAATTATTCCTTTAGCACTTAATATATTTAAAAGAGTTTGTTTTTTAATCTCTTCCAAATTTTGTTGCTGCGTTAATTGTTTATTCATTAAAATATAATTGCACCCAATATAAAACCAATAGTAAAAATTACTATTTCTGTTCTATAATATAAGCTTTTTGATCCTATTTCTTTTTGCCAGTCTTTAGGCGTTTTACCTAGTATTATCATGGTTTTATCTCCTCTATTTCAATTTCTGATGATAAGACTTCATAATCATCCCAATTATCAGAGGTAATTATTTCATCTTCATTTTCTGCTTTTACAATTTGTATTTCTTTTACTTTATCAATTCTTATCACTTTAAATGTTTTCATTTATTCCCCTTTGTTATTCATACTATCATCAAGGCTATTAATATAGCTTTGTGGTAGTGGTTGATATTCTACAAAGTCGTCATTGGTTGTAGGCTCTTTGTAGTTGTCTTTTAAATTATCCAGGTCATTATCTTTTAAAAATTCTTGGATCTTCTGTTGTAGCTTGTTAAGGTCCATTAGATTGCACCTCCTTGAATTGACCAAACGTGCAAAACGTACATTGCAAAGCTAATAAAAATTGCTTGTGCAACTATAAACATTATTATATTTTTAATCATTGAGGTAACCCTCCAAACATTGATACAACACCAGCAAAGGAAATTAAAATTCCTAATACTTGATGTTCTCCTGCGTGTAAAAAAGTTATTGCACCTAGCATTGCAATTATAAACCCTACTAATATCATCATTAGTCTAGCGATTGTTTCTATTGTCATTGTTTCCCCTTTAGTTGTTATTTATTTATATTAATTATCTTTTTTGTATATGTCAATAGTATTAAATCCATCTTTGTTTAATTGCATATCCATCATTAAATAAAGCATATGATAAGCTGTAAACTACATGGAAACCCATATCCATGCCACAACCCTGGACTTTTAACGTACCATCATCTTTTAAAGTATAACCCAAAATTTTAGATATATAATAGTTCCAATATGATGGACTTTCATTTTTTATATCTAATACTTTTATATTTCTAGTCATACCACTTTTTGATACATGGTTTACTGAAGTAAAAAGAGTATCACCCTTTTTAATATGCTCCTTAATATAGTTTATTGCTGCTTGTTTTTCTGTTTCTTTTTTAGTCATTGTGTTTTCCCTTTGTTGGTTGTTATATCTTAATTGTATATTATTGCTTATTGGTGTCAAGTGATTATTGGTCAAAGTTTATATAATTTCTAAAATTAATATTCTTAAAATAATCTTTGTTATCTTTGGAATACATATACATATATTCACCAGGATTATTTAAGCCTTTAAGCTTAGCACTTTCAAATGCTTCTTTATGATCTCTTTGATACATTGAAGTACCATCTTTAAAGTTTATTAATGTTTTAAATTTAGTCATTGTAGTTCCTATTGGTTGATTTGTTTTAATGTTCATAAATATTAATATACACATTGGATATGTTAATGCAATAGTTTATTTTAATTATCTTTTAGAATAGTTCTAATGTAATGTTGTGGTATTATTGCAACAGTTAATTGTAATATAATTACAACAGTTAAGAATAGAACCGGGATATATAAAGCATAAAACCTGGATATATAAAAAGCCAATTAAAAGAATAGTTAAAAGAATATATAAAAGAATATTGGTGAAAAGATCCTATTCTAATACTCAGCTCCAACTTTTTTCTCTATGCGTTATACAACGGGATCTAAAAAAAACTAATTAAGTACCATTAAATTAAATATATATAATGTATTAGTGTTAACTTTCTATTATCGCTAATACAAATCATATATATATAGAGAGTAAACCTTTTTTTTTTAAAAACTTGACCCCCCCTATACCCCCTAAAACGCCACGCCTTATGTATATATATATACACCGATAATTTTCACACACACACAGACAGCTCTCTAAAACAACCCACCCCCTTTTATACACATTAATTGAAAATTTTTTATTTTACTATTTTTTGAAATACACTAAATGTAGTGTATGGATTACCTTGACTTAGAAGATGTAGAATCAATCTGTTATATTGAAGAAGGCAGCAACAATGTAATAATGAAGTTCTATGGCTTTAGTAGCTGGAAACAATCTGAACTATTTAGTGTCTTTGCTATGAAAAAACTAGACTTTGATTACATACCAAATGATGCGTATAGGAANAAATCTATACACTAGATATGGATATTAAAATCCCCTANACACCAAGAAAGCATCANAAGCTATTACACCAACAGATTGATAAACATAGATGGAGTGTATTAGTCTGTCATAGAAGATTTGGCAAAACTGTCTGCATGATCAACCACCTTATTAAATCAGCACTAATGTCTAAAGAAAAGAACCCCAGATTTGCCTACCTAGCTCCCACATTCAAACAAGCTAAAAGTATTGCATGGGATTACATGAAACAGTTTACTGACAAGATACCCCACACTAAGTTTAACGAAACAGAACTTAGAGTTGATTTACCTAATGGTGCTAGGATTACATTACTTGGATCAGATTCACCAGATGGATTAAGAGGTATCTACTTGGATGGATGCGTGATTGATGAATATGCTAATGTCAACAGTAGGTTGTTTCCAGAAATAATTAGACCAGCTCTATCAGATCGTAAAGGCTACTGTGTGTTTATTGGTACACCTGCTGGAATGAACAACAACTTCTATGAATTATACCAACACGCTAATGGAGCAAAAGATTGGTTTAACTATAAGGCAAAAGCAAGTGACACTAAGATTGTGGATGAAGAAGAGTTGGTCAAGGCAAAAGAAGTAATGGGTGAGAAGAAGTACCAACAAGAGTTTGAGTGTGATTGGATTGCAAACATTGAAGGAGCAGTATACGGAGACATAATTGGCAAAATGGATGATGATAAGAAGTTAACTAGAGTACCCTACGATCCATCACTACCAGTATCAACAGCATGGGATCTAGGTGTTTCAGACCATAGCTCAATAATATTTTACCAACAAATGGGTAAAGCTATTAACATAATTGATTACCATGAGGAGAGAGGTCAAGGATTACCTTACTACATCAAGATGGTTAATGACAAAGAATATGTTTACAAAGATCACTTTGCACCACACGACATTGAAGTAACAGAGTTTGGCAATGGNAAGACCNGGAGAGAGGTCGCTACACAATTAGGATTAAGGTTTAAGGTAGTTCCAAAAATACCCCTTGAGGATGGCATACACGCAACCACAATGACGTTACCAAGATGTTACA